GGCATCCCTAACTCAACTGCACGGTTCACGTATTCTTCTGGAGTAGCAATCCCATCAAACAAACTAAAATGGGTGTGGACATGTAAGCCTACGTAGTTCATATTACCAATCAGCGTTTGTTGCTGAGGTAGTAGATGGGCCATCAAAGCCCAAGTAGAACGCTTCTTGTTCTGCGTATGGAATCTTCTTTAGTGCTGACTCCAAAGGATAAGGTTCGATATCTTTCCAATCGAATGGTTCCTTATCTGGTGCTGATGGAATAAGTGTGTAATTGGTTTCAGTTCCCTGACCATTACGCTTTAACTTCCAGATTACGTTTGAGATGCTTCCTGTTTCAAGTGCATACTCACGAATTGTATTAAATGATGACTGCTTGCTGATACCCATTGACCAGATTGCAACATAGGGTGCTTCAATTCCATCGTCAACAAGAACGTTGCAATAGAAGCGAAGACGGCCACGCCATCCTGCCTTTGGATCCTTGCGGTGCATTTCTTCTGCCCAGTCACGGCCTTCTGATTCCATTGTGTCTACAGCCTTACGCTTGTAGTCCTTTGGATTTACGTGCTCCTTAACAACAAGTGCTAGTCCACGCTTTTCATTATAGTTTGCAGAATCCTCATCGAGTTCTTCAATGAATCGGATCTTTACTGATTGCCCATCGGCAAGTTTTAGCCACTTAACCTTTGGTCCTTCGTTTTCGTACTTTGGTCTGTCGAGCAGGGCGTTGATGTTCTTGATTCCCTTTACAATGCTCATATTTTTCTCCTTTGTGTGTTTGTATTAGTTTAGCATAGACTCTATGGTTTTGTCAAACGAAGAACTTAAAGCCTTAATTTCTTCATCTGGCATATCGCCTATGTCCTTATATTTTTTATTTAGTTGTATAACAGATACACGAGATCCAAGTTTTTCAATTATCCTGTCTTTCATGTTTCCTCCTGCTTCATCATTATCTGCAATAACAAGAATGTTATTGAAATACTTCTGAAGCAATTCTATTTGTTTACCTGAGACGTTTGCACCTAGTGTTGCGACTGCAGGAATTCCTAGTTGGTCAAGTCTGATCACATCAAATGAAGACTCTACAACATATACTATATCAGATTTCTTAACACGGTGCAAGTTAAAAAGAGTTTTGCTCTTGGGAAGTCCTGGTGTATTCTTAAAGTCTTTACCCTCAATAGATCTTCCAACAAATCCAAGTGGCACTCCGTCTGGGCTGTGGACTGGAACAGTAACCATATCCTGCTTTTCAGAATACCCTAAAACAAACTTCTCGGAAGAATGCTTAGTTAGTTTACGATACTGAAAATAATTCTTAGCCCTATCAGATGAAATAAGATTGTTATGAAGTCTTTTAATGATTAACTCATCAAATGGCTTATACTGTTCTTCTTTTACTAAGGCACGGTCAATCTCCACTGCAAGATTGCTCTCTTTTTCTTTGCTCTTTATAAATCTTGCTGCTTCAAAATATGTTCTGTTAGATGTGTGCATTACTAACTCTATTAGATCTGCAGACTTCTGACATGAAAAACAAAAGAACATTCCGTTGGTCTTGTGCACTTCTCCTGCTGGCGTTCTATGATTGTTGTGAAATGGACAAAAGATTATAAAGTCAGCATCTAGTTCTGACTCGATTGTTGTGCCTGATCCAATGATGACTCGCTTGACTTGCTCGGCTGTATAAGGACTGGATTGGTCCCATCTACCCCTGCTATGCATTCGCTCTTCCTTTTCCCTGCGTAAACTCCGTGTACAGATAATTCAAATTCAAAAAAGTCTTTACTATCATTATACAGTAAGGTGAAGTCTGGGTCAATATCAATTCTTGGAACATACCCACTCAACCTCATCTCTGAAACTAATAATCTTACGTATTCTATCTTTAATCTTCCAAGCAAAGCCTCGTCTTGAATTATCCCACTTAGGTAAAACTTTTTAAGTGGCTTGTGGTGATAGAAATCTGGAGGTATGTTCTCCTTAATTTTTGACATACCATATTATACCTACTTATCTTCAAAGTCTTTATACCTGTAATATCCCTTGTCAAAGTCGCACTGAACCAAGAAGTCTCCCATAAAACCATTACGGTTCTTTCTAAAGGCACACTCAATGATGTCGCTATTGGTTCCACGACCTAGGGCAAGAACCCAGTCAGCATCGTAGGCAATCTGTCTAGACCATGCCGTTTGGCCTAGTGTAGGCACTGTAGAGAGGTCGTTAACATCATCTGGTGTAGCAGATGAGATAGCAATAATAGGAACCTCTTCACCAATAGCCATTAGTTTAAGTTCTCTTGAAAGGTTCTTCATTCGTACCGTTTCATTATCTGACTTCTGGTTAGGAGCCATCAACTGAAGGTAGTCAACGATTACAAAGTCTGGCTTGTATTGATCAATCTTTCCACGAAGTACTGAAGGGTTAATTTCTCCACCCTGATCATTTGAGATAATGTGAAACTCTGGCTTGCCTTGAAGATTCTTTGCATGCCATTCCTTTAGCATATCAATCTCAATCTCGCCATTACTAATCTTTCTGTGAGACCAACGGCCTTCTCCCATAATAGTGAAGACACGGTTTCTGACTTCTGTCTCAGACATCTCAAGAGAGATTACAAGGGGTGTCTTACCCTGTTTCCAGGCCTGTACAGCGAAGTACAGGGCTAACCAAGACTTTCCTATACCTGGGTATGCCAAGAAGACTCCTAACTGCCCTGGCATAATTCCAGATGGCAGATAGTTATCAAATCCTGGCAATCCAGTCTTGATGCCAATATGACCTAGTGCTTGTTGCTTCTTTACATTTTCAAAGTAAGCAATCGCAGACTCTAGATCTGTTACATCAATATCACGAATAGCAGCAGTATTCTTTTTTAGTTCTGAGGTTTTTGTAATAAGTCCCTCTAAGGCTTTACCACCCTCACCTTGCTGAACATCAGTTGCAGCAGACCTTAAGATATCTTTTAGACTATCCCGTAAGTATTCTCCTTGCAACTCTTCAAGGTGATGCTTAGTAGCACCAACACCTGGAACTGGATCAAAGTCACGAAACTTTTCTCTTACCAAATCTACTGGAGGAAGAGATGAGTTATTTTCAAAATAAAGTCTTACAAAATTCCAAATATCTCCGTGAGTTCTAAGTAGTGTATCTACGTTTGCCTGTAGCAGAACATGGATCTGCTTATCCTGAAGAACAGCAGTAATTAGTTTTGACTCTGTATTATTCACTTAGCCACTCCTTTGCCATTCGTCTACGCTCTGCTCTTTCTTGACTATCCTTTAGTCTATCTTTTTTTGCCTGTAATATTTTCTCTGCATTGTATGCAAAATAATTCCACGATGGGGTTTCTGAAACAGCAAAGTAGTACTCAAGTATATCGTAGCATCCTGGCAGTGTGTAGGATTCAATGAGAGCATCAGATGCCCATTGTTCTACATTCAGATTTAGAGATGGCTTTGATTCGTACCTTGCGGTATGATACTTGCTGTATCTTGAAAGCAAAGCCATACGGTCTTTGCGTTCGGCCATTACTTTTCTTCAGCCTCGGATTGTGCTTCTAAAATCTTAGCGGTTAGTTTGTCTTCAACAAACTTGTACACACGCTCAAAAGCCTGATCTGTATTCTCTCCATCACGCTTTGAATCTGTAACGCCAAGATCCAACCTTAGTGATTGAAAATTTCCTAGATTTAATGTGTACCCCAATGTTACAGATACCTTTGTTGATTCGTTATCCATGCTATACCCTTCGTTAAATAGATTCGCCCCAAATGGGAACAAACCGTCCATCTTCTGTTCTTCTATATGTAAGTATACCATCGCCCATCCTGCGTGTCAACTCTTGCTTGCTGGGCGTAATATCATTAGTTATTAATTTATCTTTTCTTGGTCTACCAATATGGTATGAAGCAAGTATATCACGTATCTCTCTGACTTGTGATTCTGAGTAGTACGATCTTACTTGAAATCCTCTTGCTCCACCTTTTTGAGATCCCGTTGGAAAAGGAATGATTCTTCGTTTCATTAGTGATGGCATATATTTTTTATGACGATTAACTAAATCAGCAGTCTGCCCTACGGTATATGCTCGTTCTCTTTTATTTTTAAAATCACTAATTAAACAACTTTCAATCTGATCCTTTGTAATATTATAAACAGACATAATTCCATTAGACTTGTTGAAATGGTGTATTCTTACTAGGTCTCCGTTAAGAAACCAAACCTTTTTATTCCCTGGAATTACAGGGAGGACATTGTAGCCTTCGCTCTCAATTGTTCCCTTTTTAATAGCCATCGGCCCTCCTGAGAATTACTTGGTGGATGAAAGAATGATCGTGCTCCACAAGACATACAGTACAGTTCTAAATTATTTATCTCTGTATATTGTCTATCTAGGAACATTCTTCCTTTGCATTTTTTACAAAAAATCATCAGTTGGGGATACCTATTGCAATAAGGTTAATGCCAACACTTGTTATTCCGCCAATATTAAACTTAATTGATCCCTCTATGCTTGAAGTGGTTACGCTAGAAAGAGTAACTACAACATCTTTTCCAGCGTCAGAGGAAGTTCCAATACTTACAGGGGTTGCTGTTACAATTGGAACAAACTTAAACTCAGTTGGAAAAGAATAAGAAAATGTACGAGATGAGCCAGCAGTCTGGCTTTCACCATTTGTGACTCTAACATAGCCACCAATAACTCTTGCCTCTGAAGTCTTAACGCTCTGCTTGCCTGCATTTGGTGTGTCAACCGTGACATACTTATTGACAGATGTAGAAGCCTGAGTTGATAGATCATTAACAGCCTTAACAATCTGATAGATGTAGGTTACGTCTAAGGGCTGTCCTCGTTCTGGTACGGGTAAAATTGCCATAATATAATTATACCAGACTCTCAGTTCCAGAATCATAAATAGTTAATGATGGATTTAATGTTGGATTTATTGAAGATACTTGAACAACAGCCCTCACTGAGGTTGTTCCAGTTTTTAAAAATGAATAATTAGTAGATCCAGTTGTTGCTCTATAGGTTGGACTAGAAGAGTCAAAGCCAACAAAGATATCATATAGTATCTGTGTAGAAAGATTTCCAGGGTCCCAACTAAGAAACATAGTATTTCCCAGTTGTCTTAAATCTCCAGTACCATCTTCAACTTTTTCTGATTCAGTAAACACTATTGGAGAATAAGCAGACTTTCTGTTCTTGTCTTCTGCAACTATTCTAAACCTTAAAACAGTTTTGTTATTTCCTGTCACCTTTCCCAGTGACTGCTTTTTAATAACAACATTTTTAATTCCAGGATCTGGGGTAATTGCCATAACTAAACGTCCAATGCAAATCTAAACTCTATGTAGTTTGTGGTGTTTGCTGATTTTATGATTGGCCTAGCCTGTACATTTTTAATTACGGAGTATCCAGTTAGTCCGTACAAAGAGTTTGTTGCTGTATTATTTTCAACTCTTAGGGCATCTAGACAAACATAAAAAGAGTCAGAAGGTAAATTATTTTTAGTGACAGTAACAAAAATTCTTGCTGTTGTAACTTCGGCCCAATTGAATCTTAAACTTTTGTCTAATTCTTGAAAGGTTTTACTTACTACTACGTATCTATTATTTTCAAAATCATGATTATTTTCAGATGTTCCATTTGCGTATCCTATGTTATCAATGTCTACTGCAAACTTTGCATACTGAACGCCCTGATTTGTTAGGTTATGAGAAAACTGTAGCAGTATTTTAACATTGTCTGGAACAATTGCAGGAACTTGTTCTGTTCCAGGGGTTTTATTAACAACAGAAAATGCAAGTTTAAGTTCATCTAACGGGCTATTTTTGGTAAAATCAATAGTTGTTGGATCTAAAACAATACTGTCTGACCCAGTTGCGCCAACCATGCTTCCTTGTAAATTATATTCAATGTCTGATGTGTCGCCTCTCATTGCAATAATGTTATTTAAAAATCTACATCTTTCATTTAACCCAACTCTGTCTTCGTCTGTAAATATTCTGTTGTCTGCATTTGTTGCAAAAACCTTTAGTGGTTGTAGGTTTTCATCAACGACATTTATAACTCCATTTGCAGAATTTCCATCCAATGGCTCATACTTTGGTACAATATTAACAGGAGATTGTCCATCAATACTGTATCTCCAGTTGTCTGTATCTGAAAAAGAATAAACTACTCTGCTATCAAATGCTCCTGCTGCTGGATTTGATGCTGCAGAAAATATACCTACCTCAGTAATCTCATATCTTTCTTGGGTTGGAAGTTCTGCGGTTAGGACAACTTTTGATTGTCCGTCCTC